TATTTGGCGCACCTATGGAAACCATGAAAAACAAAACAGGTAAAAAGTTAGCAATAATCAAAAGACGCTAAATATATAAAGATAACGGAGTTACATAACATGTCAGATTTAGATCAATTGAACCCAGGTTTGGGCACAGCAGAAGCAGGGGCAGAAATGCCAGGCGATACTGCCGGTGGTCAAGAGCATCATCTAGAACTATCCCCTGAAGACAAACAGCAACAGGGCAAAATGGCCAAAGCCGATTTATATAAATTAGCCAGCTATTCACACAAATTATTCAAACAGTTACACGATGATGACGAATTAGAAAACTGGGTTGAAGCCAAGATTACTAAAGCGGCAGACTATATTGCTACTGTATATCACTATTTAGAATATGAAATGAAAGTAAACGAATTCGGCAAACATTTGAATGATGCTGAGATCACCAATGAGCAACGTGCTCATATGGAAACTATGCTATCGGAGGCAAAAATGAAGATTGCTGAATTAAAGAAAACTCAAGCTGTTAAAATGTTAATGCGTGAAGAAAAATCATCAACTGGTGGAGATATTGATCGTTCAAAGCCAGGTGTAGTAAAACACAAACATAATCCAGATCGTTTCAGTGATGAGCCACACTCTGAGCCAGCAAGCAAAGCCAAAGGTCAATCAAGTGCTGAAAAGAAAGCTGGTCGTGATATGGATAAAGAAGAAAACAAACGTGGTAAAGAATGGGAAAAGAAATATCCTGGATCACGTCATATTTACAAAGCTAAAGATGACAGTGATGATGGCATTGATGAAAGCATGGAAGATTGCGAGCATTGTGGCGGTTCAGGACAAGTTGCAAAAACTCCTCCTAAAGCACATCCAGATCATGCAGAAAAAATTAACAAGTATAAAACATTAAAGAACGCTGTTAAAGCTATTGTAAACGATCATAGCGAAGATGGTGAAATGGTTCCAGAAGGTAAAAAATCTAAGCCAGACTTTTTAGATTTAGACAAAGACGGTAACAAAAAAGAGCCAATGAAGAAGGCTGCCGCTGACAAGAAAAAAATGTCAGAAGCTAAAGCTAAGTGTTGCTGTGAAGAAAAAGGTAAAGCTAAATGCCCAGTTCACGGTAAAGTTGAAGAAAGCAAACCAAGTGCTGGATTGAGTGCCGCTAAGAAATCTGCTACAGTTAAGAAAGCTAAGTCCGGTGGAGACATTGGTAAACCAGGTAAGAACTTTGATAAGCTAGCTAAGAAAGCTGGTGGTGGTGAGAAAGGTGAAAAGATTGCCGCTGCCGCTATGTGGAAGAACATCAAAGAAACTACTGCATATATCGAAGAAAAGAAAGCAATTGAAAAGAAAGCTGACAAAGATTACGATGGAGATGGCAAAGTAGAGTCTCCTAAAGATGAAGTTTGGGGTTCACGTGCAAAAGCCGCCGCTAAAGCAGGACATCCATTTGGTAAAAAAGAAACTGTTAAAGAATCTACAGAAGTAGATCGTATGCGTGAATTAACAGGTCGTCTGAATCGTAATGAAAACATTATCAACGAATCACGCGAAGCTGATACTTTCCGTAAATTAACAAACATTCTTAAAGGTTAATCACCGTGGACATGAAGCGTATCCTACAGGCTATGGATGGAGTTGCTACCAAGCCTGTAGTAGGCGCTAATGAAATGTCTAAATTTCTTCGTATTGTTAACGAAGACCCATATCAACGTTCAGGCGAATACGTCGACCTCGACGATCCTAAATACAAAAATGCTGTAGATGCAAGAGGCGGCCAAGTTCAAGGCGGTTCCGGCGAATGGGGCATGCAACAGATGTATCATGGATTTGGTTATTGTACTCAAGATAGTACTATGCGAGCTCAAGAACTTGCCAAGGCTATGAAAATAGACTGGAACAAAATTGGTCAGGAATTAGATGCATACAATAAAGACCATGTTAAAAAAGGTTCTAGATTTATACGATATGCAACTTTAAACACAATACCAACTGAGCTCCTTGTCGATGGCGAATGGATTCCTATTCCTAAAAATCTTTATACTGGCGCTGAACGTGAAGTATTAGCAATGGGCGGTAGTACTGAACTTGATAGAATTGGAATGGATGATCCTGGAGTGGGTTGCGAGGACGATGCCCCGTTAGGGAAAGCACATCCTCTACGTGGCAATCGTTATATCAAACCAGGAACTAAATTATTTTCCAAAGATCAAAATGGGCAACCTAATCAAAGTGCATCACCTACCGGTACTACTGCTCCGGCAGATCCTAAGATCATGCAGTTACAAAAAGAATTAATATCCGCGGGAGAACGCGGAAAACTAGGTCCATTTGGACCAAATCATGATGGAGTCGATGGAGTAATGGGAAAATATACTAAAGCCGCTATAAGTCGTCATCCTGATATTGCAAAGAAATATTTTCCAACAAGTACAGATGAAAGTATAAACAAATTTTTATCTATCATTGACAAAAATGATGTCAAAATTTTAAAAGAAGAAGTTAACAATAACACAGTTTTAAACGAAGGTGCCAATCCTCATAAAGTGTCATTGCCGGTACAAATGGCGATGCAACACTATCAAGCACCGAAAGAAACTGTTATTTCAAAACCAACTGTTCTTAAATCTTATTTTAAAGAAGTTGAAGACCAACATTTAGAAGCTGTTACAGAAAAGAAACAACTAATGCGTCAGTACGCTAGCCATATTGCCGAACGTGTTTTAATGAAAGAATCCGCTAGTTCTAAAAAGCAGGATGTAGCAGAAGTTAAACAACGATTAGATGCTAAATGCTGGACAGGCAAACACAAAGAAGGCACCAAGATTAAAGGCGGTGTTCGTGTTAATAACTGTGTACCAAACGAAAGTGTTATTAGTGAAAAAAGTACTACAGAAAAACAAGCACGTACTATGGCCGCTGCCGCACATAATCCAGAGTTTGCTAAAAAATTAGGTATTAAATCTAGTGTTGCTAAAGAGTTTAATAAAGCCGATACAGGTACTAAAAAACTAAGCAATGCTATGAAGCATAAGAAGAAAGTTAAAGAAGATCAAAATTCAGATCACAGAATAGGGTTCGATCCTATGGGAGCAACTCCAGGAGTAATGGATGCAAAAGATGCTACACCAAGCGGCGGACATCTTAATTTAGAAGACGCTCAGTCAAAACTACATCCAACCAAACGTTATCGTATGATGCGCCGATTGAGCAAAAAAGGCGGTTACGATTTAAGTCATTTAGAACTTGCAAGTGATGAAGAACTACATCATCTATACGCACAGCATGGTTTAAAAGAAATCAGAAAATAATCTAGTCTCTTTCATACACTGATAATTAGTGTATGTACAAGAAAATCTCCAATAACACATATCAACGTTTACGCTATTTCCCAACCTATGCGTTGGACGATACTGTTTTTACGCTAAAAGAATTAGATCAAATTATAGAGCATACTTCCAAATTAGGATTAATGCCAGGAATAGATCGAGGAAACGTAAGAAAGAGTGATATAAATTTTATGCATCCTAACAAAGATAACTATTGGATCTTTGAAAGATTCAACGATGCACTGGATTATATGAATGAAAAATATTTCAATTTTGACATAAACGGTTACGAGTTCATACAATATTCAACTTATGAAGCTGATAAAGATGGAAGATATGATTTTCACATAGACATGGCGTTAGGTGAAATGATGAAAGATTGGCATGAAAATAGAAAATTGTCCATGACATTATTATTAAACGAACCTGGAGTCGATTTTGAAGGCGGAGATTTTGAATTTAATACATGTGGGGATAGTAGAACCGAAAGACCAAAAATGCGTAAAGGTGCTTTGATTTTATTTCCAAGTTTTATGATGCATCGTGTTACACCCGTTACAAAGGGTATTAGAAAAAGTTTAGTTATTTGGTTAACCGGACCAAAATTTAAATAAAAAAAGTGTTGCTCTTAAGCAATAAATACTTTATAATAGGCATATAAGGAGAGAACTATGGCAGGCAGAAATTATGGCGCAGAAGAAAAAGCAAAATTAGAACGACTAATTAGCGAGGGTTCTACTGTATTACGTGAAGTAGAAGATTTGCAAGAAGGCTTAAAAGAAACTGTTAAAGCAGTTGCCGAAGAATTACAAATTAAACCTAGCGTTATTAACAAGGCTATCAAGATTGCTCATAAAGGCGATTGGCAACAATATAACGAAGACTGGGAAGAAATTGAAGCAATTTTGGATATTACAAAACGTATTTAAATATGCGAGTAGTACAACAGCCCAGTGCATTTTTAATTACTAAACTAGATCAGCACGAACTAATTAAAGAACACCTGCTTGAATCAATTAGTAAGTTAGGTGAACATAGTATTATTGAAGAGAATGGATTGATTCCACAACGTATTTCAAATACTGACTGGGGTCAATCATTAAATTCGACATATTTTAATATAATGAGTCCGTTGCTCAAAGAGCATTGTAGACAAGTTAAAAATATGTTAAAATTACCATTTAATATTGATTGTATCGATTATTGGTTTCAACAATATCGTACAGGAGATTATCACAGTTGGCATAGTCATGCTAATTGTCTATATTCGAATGTATACTATTTAGATTTACCAGAAGGCTCAAGTAAAACAACTTTTAAATTTATTGACGAAGAATTCGAAGTAGAAGTAACCGAAGGCGATATATTAACTTTTCCAGGGTCAGTGCTACATTGTAGTAAACCAAATAAAAGTGAACAGACAAAAACTGTTATTGCTTTCAACACAAGATAAAGGTCCAGCGAGCCAACAAATCGCACATGGGTATTTGCAAGCCTTAAATTGCATGGAGAAAAAAATTTATGTCTTATGTAGACGCATGGTTTGACCGCGAGAACGATATTATAAAAATCGTTGAGCGAAATAAAGATGGCAAAAGAGTATTTAGAGATATTCCTGTACGCCATACATTTTATGTTAAAGACCCTAAGGGTAAACATACTTCAATTTACGGTGAGCAACTCACTCGTATCATTTGTAAAAACACAAAAGAACTACGCAAAGAACAAGCCATCAATAGTGGCAAGGAAATGTACGAAGCAGACATTAATCCAATCTTTGTTACACTAAGCGAACACTATATTAATCAAGATGCTCCAAAGTTAAATGTAGCATTTTTCGATATTGAGGTAGACTTTGATCCAGAGCGTGGCTATGCTAGTCCAGACGACGCATTCATGCCAATTACTGCGATTGCTGTCTACCTACAATGGTTAGAGACTATGGTATGTTTGGCTATTCCTCCTAAGGGTCTTAAGATGGAAGAAGCTAAAGAAATGGTCAAAGACTTTCCTAATACATACTTGTTTGATAACGAAGCAGATTTGTTGGATATGTTTTTGGATCTAATTAAAGATGCTGATGTTATTAGCGGTTGGAACTCAGAAGGATTTGATATTCCTTACACAACTAATCGCGTGACAAAAGTATTGAGTAAAGAAGACACAAGACGTTTTTGTTTGTTTGATCAATTTCCAAAACGTAGAGAATATGAAAAGTTTGGTCGAAATAGTGTAACCTATGACTATATTGGTCGCGTTCATTTAGACTATCTCGAATTGTACCGCAAGTATACGTATGAAGAACGCCACAGTTATAGACTTGATGCGATTGCAGAATATGAGCTAGGCAAACGTAAAACACAATATGAAGGTACACTAGATCAATTATACAACAATGATTTTAAAACATTCGTTGAATACAACATCAATGACTGTAAACTTCTTGACGATTTAGATAAAAAATTAAAATTCATGGATTTAGCCAATACACTGGCACATGAAAATACAGTATTGCTACAAACTACAATGGGTGCCGTGGCTGTAACTGAACAAGCTATTATTAACGAAGCACATCGTAGAGGTATGCAAGTTCCTAATCGAACAAAAATGAGTGAACGTGAGGATACTGCGGCTGCCGGTGCTTATGTTGCTGTTCCTAAAGAAGGTATTGTGGACTGGGTTGGATCATTAGACATTAACAGTCTTTATCCAAGTGCTATTCGTGCATTAAATATGGGACCGGAAACTATTATTGGTCAACTACGTCAAACTAAAACAGAAGAATACATTGAACTTCAAATGGCCAAAGGCAAATCATTTGCGGCTAGTTGGGAAGGTAAATTTGGTAGTGATGAATACGAAGCTGTAATGAATCAAGAAATTGGTACTGATATTACAATTGACTGGGAAAATGGCGACGTTGATGTATTAAGTGCGGCAGAAGTATATAGATTAATTTACGAAAGCAATCAACCTTGGATGCTTAGTGCTAATGGCACAATCTTCACTTACGAGAAGGAAGGTATTATTCCTGGACTGTTAAAACGTTGGTATGCCGAACGTAAAGAGATGCAGGCCAAGTTAAAGGACGCTATCAAAGCAGGTAACAAGGTCGAAGAAGAATATTGGGATAAACGACAACTAGTTAAGAAGATTAATTTGAATAGTTTGTATGGTGCTATTCTTAACAGCGGATGTCGCTTTTTTGATAAACGCATTGGACAATCAACTACACTAACAGGTAGACAAATTGTTAAACACATGGCCGGTAAAGTAAATGAAATTATTGCCGGCGAATATGATTATAGAGGAAAGGCAATTATATATGGTGACACTGATTCTTGTTATTTTAGTGCTTTTCGCACTTTACAGAAGGACATCGAAGCGGGATTAATTCCGTGGAGTCGAGAAAACGTTATTTCGTTATACGACCAAATCGGTGAAGAAGTTAATACTACTTTCCCACAATTTATGCTAGACAACTTTCATTGCCCAAAATCACGCGGTGAAGTTATTAAAGCAGGTCGAGAAATTGTTGGTAGTAAAGCCTTGTTTATTACTAAGAAACGCTATGCTGTTCTTTACTATGATAAAGAAGGTAAACGTACAGACATAGATGGCAAGCCTGGTAAGATTAAGGCCATGGGGTTGGATCTGAAACGTAGTGATACTCCAGAATTTATTCAAGACTTTTTAAGCGAAGTTCTTGAAATGGTTCTAATGGGTAAGCCCGAACAAGAAGTTTTGGATCACATTAGTGAATTTAGAATTCGTTTCAAAGCTCGTCCAGGTTGGGAAAAAGGTAGTCCCAAACGTGCTAATAATATTACTGATTATGGTGCTAAAGAAAAGAAACAAGGTAAGACCAATATGCCAGGGCATGTCCGTGCTAGTATCAATTGGAATACATTAAAACGTATGTATGACGACAAGTATAGCATGGCTATTACAGACGGTGCTAAGGTTATTGTTTGTAAACTCAAGCCTAATCCGTTAGGCTATACATCAGTTGCTTACCCAGTAGACGAACTGAGATTACCACAGTGGTTCAAAGATTTACCTTTTGATCATGCTGAAATGGAGGCAACAATTATCGACAATAAGTTAGATAATTTAATTGGTGTACTAAAGTGGGACCTAAATAGTACCGAAGAAAAAAATACTTTTAATAGTTTATTTGAGTTTTAATATGAAAAAAATTATAATTGCGGGTTACGGATTTGTTGGCAAAGCAGTAGCCAACTCATTGAAAGAAACTATAATACACGTTGTCGATCCAAAATATACAACTGGAGAAATAAAACACTACCCAGATGCAGACGGGGTTATTATTTGTGTTGGTACTCCTAGTACACAATTAGGAGATTGTGATGTTAGTCAAATCTATAGTGTAATGGAACAAGTTTCCGAATCTATGCCGGTATTGATCAAATGTACCGTACGTCCAGACTATTTGAATAAGATTGTAACAGATTTTCCTAAACATAGTATTGCGTATAGTCCAGAATTTTTACGTGCGGTAAGTGCTAACGAAGACTTTGCTAATCAAGAATATATGATTTTAGGCGGTGCTAACCCCAACAATATTTGGAGTGAATTATTTACTAGTTCACTTAAAAACCTAAATACAATTGAATATTGCACACTGACAGAAGCAAGTATGTTGAAATATACCACTAATTGTTTCCTAAGTGTCAAGGTGGCGTTCTTTAATCAAATTTATGATATGTGTCAATTAAATGGTGCAGATTATAATACAGTTATTGAACTGTTAAAGTTGGATGAGCGTATGGGTAGTAGCCATATGCAAGTTCCAGGTCCCGACGGCAGTAGAGGATTTGGTGGTGCTTGTTTCCCCAAGGATACAAATGCATTTATACATTATGCCGATAGTGTACAAATATCTCACACGTTGGTAGAATCGGCAGTAAAATACAATAAACGAGTTAAAAAAACATTGACATAGTCACAAAAACCTATATAATAAACAAACATGGAGAATCATATGAAAGACTTTTTACAAGACCTAGTAGCACATACACACAGCCTGGGCTTTTTGCCTTTGGTTAGAGTTAGTTCTACTACTAAAGAAACTAAGATAGAATCGATTGCCGAAGATCGTTCAGTTATTGTTGATGCAAAAACACATAACCCAATCGACCAGTTGGAAGGCGTATTTGGTATGCCGGATCTTAATAAACTAGATTTGCATTTAAAATGCCCAGAATATAAAGAAGGTGCCGGTATCAGTGTAGTTAAACAAGACCGTAACGGCGAAACTATCCCAACAGGACTACATTTTCAAAATGCATTAGGCGACTTTGAAAATGATTATCGTTTTATGAATGAACAGATCATTAACGAAAAATTAAAGAGTGCTAAATTCAAAGGAACTACATGGGATGTTGAATTTGAACCAGCAGTTGCCAGTATTCAGAAATTAAAATATCAAGCGGCAGCCCACACAGAAGAAAAAACATTTCAAGTTAAAACTGAAAATGGAAATTTAGTATTTTATTTTGGCGATGCTAATACACACGCAGGTAGCTTTATATTCCAATCAGGTGTTACTGGTAAATTAAAACAAATGTGGGCATGGCCTGTGAACGCTGTACAAGCAATTTTGGCACTATCAGGTGACAAGACTATGCGTATTGCAGATGCAGGTGCATTACAAATTACAGTAGATAGCGGTATTGCAGTTTACAATTATATCTTACCAGCACAAAGCAAGTAATGGAAACACATAAAAGAACTGTTGTTAGGACGATAACCTATCGTGTTATAGCATTGTTAATTACTGCCTTGTGGACTGGTCTTGCAAGTGCAGTATTAATTCATATTGTGTTAACCGCAGTTCACTATTTCCACGAGAGAATCTGGTTAAAAATCGAATGGGGTAAAGAATGACATTGGATCAAATTTTATTAGCGGTAGGTATTTGGTTAGTACTTATGGCTATTAGTTATACACATAGCGGTTGGCGCAATATGCGTGACTGCTATATGATGTGGTTTACAAAAGAGTATTGGACTGCTTATAATACAGTCGAGTTTATCAGCTGGTTAGCTAAGGCAATTATTATTATTCCTGGATTAATTTTTGGTATTCAAATTTGGGAACTATATTATTTGACCTTATTAACCAGTGTAACCCTTATTTGGGCCAGCCGTAAAAAGGCATTGCCAACACTTGTAGGTTTTAATACCATGTGGGCTTGGTTAAGTCTTATGGTTCTAGCACAACATTGGATAAAATGAATAAAAATTTAACAGCTACTCAGAATGATTATGCGTACTTCCTGCCGGCAACGTCGGGATTCTTTAGTACGTACATAGGTAAACAACGGTATGGCAACTATGTTGATCCTGCACGTATTCCTGCTAGCTTTGGACCCATGGGGGTTGAAGCAATGAACTATCTAAATCCCAAAGCGGCATTTTACTTTGACCATTGTTTGTACTCAGCTGGACATGCTAATTTAGATTTGACTAAACCTGATCCAAGCGAAGATATGTTTCGCAATAGAGATCGTAGTACTAGTTGGGTACTAGGAGATTCAGGCGGATTCCAAATTGGTAAAGGTGTGTGGGCCGGTGAATGGCGAGATCCGCTTGGACCAGAAGTTGCGGCCAAATGGGTAGAAGTTAATGCAAAAGGTGTTGAGCTCGTTCCACAACTAGATGCCACAGGTAATCCTAAATTAGACAAGAATGGAAATCCTAAAATGTCTAAAATTGATCATCCAAAATTGTATCAAGCACAGTTAGATGCGGCACAAAAGAAACGTAAACAAGTTCTTGCTTGGATGGACGCCTTAATGGATTATGGCATGGTACTTGATATTCCTGCATGGGTTGAACGTAGTCCTGTTGGACGTGCGGCCACTGGTATTGAAAGTTATCAACAGGCTGTAGCGGCAACCAAGTATAACAATGAATATTTCATTAAACATCGCACAGGTGCTTGTAAATTCTTAAATGTATTACAAGGTGAAAATCACGCACAGGCAGAAGACTGGTATCAACAAATGAAAGACTTTTGCGATCCTAAGAAATATGACAAACCATTTAATGGTTGGGCTATGGGCGGACAAAATATGTGCGATATTCACTTGACGTTAAAACGTCTAGTGGCGTTACGCTTTGATGGACTTCTTGAAAAAGGACATCAGGACTGGATGCATTTCTTGGGCACCAGTAAGTTAGAGTGGGCATTAATTTTAACCGATATACAACGTGCTATAAGGAAATATCATAATGAAAACTTTACCATCTCTTTTGATTGCGCCTCGCCGTTCCTTGCAACAGCAAATGGACAAATCTATGTCCAAACAGAAATTACCGATAGAGAAAAATGGCTCTACCGCATGTTGCCGTCTCTTGATGACAAAAAGTACGCTCAAGACACAAGACTCTTCCAAGACGTAGTAGTACAAGACGGACATTTTGATAGTTTTACCACAAGCCCTATCATGGATGGTGTCAAAGTTAACGAAATTTGTATCTATGGTCCAAATGATATGAATAAAATTGGTAAGATTGGCAAGACTAGTTGGGATAGTTTTACCTATGCTATCATGATGGGACATAATGTTTGGATGCATATCAATGCTGTACAGGAAGCCAATCGTCAATATGATGCAGGTAAGTGTCCGACTATGCTGGTACAAGAAAAATTTGATAGGCTTTATGCTAAAGATGTAATCGAAGCTATATTTGCTACAGATGATCGAGATACTGCCAACGCTATTATTGATGAATTTAGTAAATTTTGGATGGCTATTCCCGGAACACGTGGCTATACTGGTAAAAAGACAGTTAATGCTACTACCAAATATTTCGAATTGTTTGACGAAGTAGACGCAACGAGTGTACAATTAGAAGATGAACCAGACTTTTCTGAAGAAGTTAGTGACAAACTTGACGAACTCGAGGCCAGTGTACATGACATTACCAGACGAAAGATTTAGAAGCATACAACGTACAGAAGAATTCTTAACAGATTTGATGAATCCTCAAAAAACTCCACGTATTCCAAAAGAAGTACGTGAGCAAGCTCGTTGGTGTTTACGTCATTACCCTAGCTATCATAATTTGAAAGAATTGGAACGTGAAGCTCCGCATATCATACAAGAACGTATGGAGGATGTACAACGTATGATTAAGTATTGGGAAGAAGGGAAGAAGTTTACAAATGAAAACTAGTCTTGTTGTAGGCATGGGTATTGGCAATCTATATGCTACCGTATTAGGTAAACTTGGTCACGGTGTTGTTACTGTAGATAGCGATCCTGCTAAAGGTGCAGACTTTGAAACAGTCGATGCGGCTATTGTAGCATGTCATATGTTTGATACAGTACATATTTGTACTCCTAATTTTACACACTTTGATATTGCTACTAAGGTTGCTAAATGTTCTAGTATGGTGTTTATCGAAAAACCTGGCGTCAGCACTAGTAATATATGGTATACCTTAGTTAAGACATTTCCAAGTACACGCTTTATGATGGTTAAAAACAATATGTGGCGTAGTAATATTACCGAATTATCAGAATCAGCAAGGCGAGCTAAGTCCGTAAATATCGAATGGACACGTAAGAACTGTATACCTAGTCCCGGCAGTTGGTTTACTACACGCAAACTGGCTTTTGGCGGAGTTAGTCGAGACTTAATGCCTCACTTGCTAAGTCTATATATTGCTATGAATCCTGATTGGCGCAAGGATCAAGTAAATGGTCGAGGCGCACAGATGATGTGGGAACTAAAAGACATAGATAGTACAGAGTATGGCGTTGTTAATCCGAATGGCACATACGATGTGGATGACAAATGTAATATAAACTTTGGTAATAAATGGCATTGTAGTGCTAATTGGCGAAGTATGGACTATGAAAATAGTGCCATAGAGTTTATAATGCAAGATAACACAGTAGAACGTTTTGATTTAGGTTGGTGTCCGGAAGATGCTTACCTAAATATGATTAAAGATGCTGTTGAAAACCTAAATAACGATAACTTCTGGCAAGAACAACTAGAACAAGATATATGGATACACAAACAAATCGAAGTTTTATGATGGTTAAATGTTTACAAACTGTCGGCGACGGTGTATTCAAAGAAGTAGATTATGCCAAAAACGATATAGCATTTAACGAAATTGAAGTTAAAGCAGTTATGACTGGTGTTTGTCGCAGTGACATCGACATGATGATGGGCGATTTCGGGCCACTACCATTGCACATGCAAGGGCACGAAGGTATCGGTCAAGTGACTAATATTGGTTCTCAAGTACGAACAGTTAATATCGGTGACTTTGTTGCTACACGTGGTGAACCGGCCTATGCCGACTACTACAATGTTAAAGAAGATGAATATGTTAAAATTCCCGAAGCACATCCTCGTTACATTTTAGAACCTGTAGCTTGTGGCATTAATCTTATTAATCAATCTAAGACGTATTTCCAGGACAAGCAAGGCAGAAATGAAAATAACAGAGTACTAATTATTGGCAGTGGGTTTCTTGCCTGGGTAGCTTATCATACACTACGGCTAAATGGTTATATCTTCCACGTGGATGTGCTAGGACATAGTAATCGAGCCCTATGGAAGGATAAACTATTGTCCAGTACTATTGAAAACTATGATATTGTTATCGATCTAAGTGGTAACTATGAGCTAGGTACACAGATTAACCTAAATAACAATGCGGTCATTATCGACGGAGTTGGCAAGGCTGTTAGCAAACAAGAAGCACAGGCTCAACTTTGGAAGGCTGTTACTACCATCAAACCAAGTCCACGCAATCCAGAATTTATAGATTGTATGCATATGGCAAAATATTGGATTGAAAAAGGCTACTTAGAGGTTGATTCTTTTTGGACAAGATGTTACAATCGTACTACAGAATGGCAACAAGCGTTTGCGGACGGCGTTAATCGTCCGAGTGGTTACAGCAGAGGTTATATTAAATGGGATTAAACACAGAAGAACGACAAGGTGTCGTTTACTTTACAGGTTATGAAGTAGAGCATACTATTTGTCATGGCATGTTTACATTATTTGTTGTAGGCACGCCACCTGTAGAAGATATCCTACGCATCGCAGACGATAGTCAAGCAATGTTAGATGAATCTAAACGTATCAAGCATATCTATTTTGGTACTAGCCAAAGTTTTAATCCTAAAAGCATCTCGCATGAAGAATACAAAGCGTGGGATGATGTTATTATTCCATGTTTAAAGAAAGACTACTGGGTGACTTTAGATTTTGATGTCAGTCACTCTGAAGGTGTACTTGAATCTTGTTATAGTGAATATCCAAGATTCGTACCTATGATTAGTGTTAAACTACCCTACATTAATCAACATAACTATAACGCCACACTAAAACTGGATGACCGCACTTGGGGTGCTACCAATCCAGGCGTGTGGACTCATCAACTACATGATCTAATGAGTATGGACAAATATACTCACTGGGATCAGTATACACAAGACACATCATTATGAATACACAAATTCGACAACTTATAGAACAGCAGATTTGTCAACCATTAGTCGGACTTATAGTTCCAACTAACCAAGGAGGAAAAGCTGGTCGCCATGTTGAACTTATACTACGAAATATGGGCGTTCCTATCCAACCCGGAGAAGGTGCCGATTTTACGTTAGTACTTAATTTATTTAATATTACATACTATGTAGAAGTTAAGACTAGAGATGTATCTGCTACAAGTCCTCATACTATTGGAACTATACATCCTTCAAAAGTTGCCAATACATTATATGAAGATTCAAGCATTTGGCAAAAATTACAATATCAGATAAGAGTTACTACAGAAAATTTTAAAATTATCAAAGCTGAATTATTTGATTTTACAGTTCCACATATTCAACAAAAATTTAAAGAAGCATTTATTCACGGAAAAGATCAAATTGTTTCTAACACAGCCTTAAATTGTACACATGTCAAAGGTCATTGGGGATATTTTGAAAAATGTAATTCTAAATCCGATAGTTTTTACTTTAGATTAAGTAAAGATGATATGCCAGCAATAGAAAGAATGTCCCGTTCAAATTATCAAAACCTTTTTGAGGAAACTATATGACACAAAGTACACTACGTCAAGACTGGCGACCAAACAAAATGATCTGGGTTACTTTCCAAAAAGAAGGCATCCATGCTTATCCAGCGGCCGCAACTGATCCAAACTTAGCAACAGGAGATGAATATGATGTATCGTTTTTGGCTACTCCTCATCGTCATATATTCCATTTTCGCGTTTGGCTTTCAGTTACCCACAACGACCGTGATGTCGAATTCATCCAGTTCAAACGCTGGTTGGAAAATTTATACAAAGACAGTATACTAAAACTGGATTATAAAAGTTGCGAGATGATGTCAGACGATTTGTATGACATGATTTCACAAAAGTATCCAAGCCGTGAGGTTTGGATTGAGGTCTCCGAAGACGGAGAAAATGGTTCATTTATTAAATATTAAGGAAAGCTATAATGGCTAAGAATTACAAGGACTTTAGTTATTTCGAAACACGTCCCGATATTGTTAAATTATTTGATGATCTCGAGGCATTCCATGATTGGTGCCGTACAGAACTCTGCGAGTTTAACGAAGCTCACCTCTACAACAGAGAAAGCTGGCAGTGGCGTAACTTCGACAAGACACGTCGTCCTAAGAAGCCTTTCACAGGCGAACGTAAACCTTATCTAGGTAAAAATCCGAGATACAATAATGACCGTATTTCTAATTGATTTAGAAGCTGTTGAAACTAGGTACACGGGTCAATGGAAGACTCATGTACCTGCTCTCTTACGAAAGGCAGGACACAATGTTCAAATTATATCTGGGCCTACGGATATTCCTACAGCCACTACTCCTGGTGCTTTTCTTAATTTTGGCGGCACCAATATATATAAGTCTCGACAAGTTGAGCAGATGGGCCGTTTATTTTGCTCCGGATCAGTTCAGCCTGGCGATCATTTCATCTTCACTGATGCTTGGCACCCTGGTATCATAAACTTAAAGTATATGAGTGAGTTGTTGCAAATTCCTGTAACAACACACGGCCTATGGCATGCTGGCAGTTATGATCCTCAAGATTTCTTAGGACGTCTAGTCGGTGCTAAACCTTGGGTTAGACACGCTGAACAAAGTTTTTATCATGCGTTTGATCATAATTACTTTGCTACTAAATTTCATATGGAATTATTCTTTAGAGAATTACTCAACGGAGGATTTCAAAATGAAAATCCTTGGTATGAAGAAGATTTAGCCGAAGTATTAGACAGTAAATTTCCCAAGATGCAACAAACAGGGTGGCCGATGGAGTATATGGAAGATATACTACTCATGTATAAGAACATGCCCAAGCGTAATCTAATTCTTTTCCCTCATCGCATCGCACCCGAGAAGCAAGTTGAGATTTTCAGAGACTTAGCTACGCATTTACCGCAGTATGAATTTGTAGTGTGTCAGGATCAACAGCTAACAAAAAATGAATATCATAACTTGTTAGGCGAAGCAAAGATGGTGTTTAGTGCTAACTTACAAGAAACACTAGGCATTAGTTGCTATGAAGGTGCGGTAGTTGATGCTATTCCGCTAGTACCCGATAGACTTAGTTACAGCGAAATGTATTATGAAGGATTTAAATATCCAAGCAAATGGACAGAAGATTTTAATGCTTATACTGTATATCGTCCCGATCTGTGTCGTAAGATTATAGAGTTAATGGACAATCATACACGCATGATTCCCACTGTTCGAAAACAAACAAAGGACTTACATGACAACTTCTTCAGTGCTAACAAACTCCTTCAATTGGTCAAGTGATTCTGTTGGTATAACAGCTCAAGAAATACAACCGTTAACGTCTGATCAAATATCTGCCCTAAGTAATATTACTATTAATAGTACTACAGGGTCTAGTTATTACTATACAGGTGCAGGAATATCGAGTGGTAATGCTTTTACCATTAGTAGTACTGGTGCTGTTTCAGGTACTATCGGTTCGGGTCCTACTATTACTCTTACAGGTTCAGCAGGCTACGAATATAAGATGCCTATAGAATTTGTAGATACATTGCCCGATATAAGTAGAATACAAAAAATGTGCGATGAATATCCTGGATTAAAAATAGCATTTGAAAAATTTAAAACAACTTATCAACTAGTGAAAGACCATTATGATACTCCAGAAGATCAAAGACCTCGTCCTTAATTGGCTTGAACGCCATGACCGTAAACGCATCATTATGGATCGTGCAGAGAACGAACCATATCTAGAACGTTATTATGTTCTGTTTAAAGAACGTGTAACATTTCCCTACAACGTGTTTTTACACAAGTTCTTAAAATCAGATCCAGATGATGTTCATGATCATCCATGGAACTACTTTACTATCATTCTTGCTGGTGGCTACTACGAATGGATTGCTCAGTTTAATGAAGATGGTACAAAGAGCTGTGAAGTAAGAGTGTGGCGTGGGCCTGGTAGTTTCCGTTTTGGTAACACACATACCTTTCACCGTATTGAATTAAAAGAAGGCGTTACTCCATGGACATTGTTCTTTGTGGGCAAACGCCAACGTGAGTGGGGATTTATTGTAGAAAATAAATGGATCCATTTCGAAAAATATTTAAGTGATAGAAAGAATGGCCTACTTCCCAACACCAATTAATGTATCGACAGCTAATCATGCTGTTCCTGTTCTAACTAATACAACTACTGTACCAAACGGTGCTTATCTAACATCGACTGGAACAACTACTACATGGACTACTGGTACTAGTAGTATTCCGAACGAAACAATAAGAATCAATCAAACCAATCCGCCTACAATAGAAGTTAAAGGTAATATGGTTATCAATGGCCGCGATTTAGAAGAACGGTTGAATACAATTGAAAAAGTCTTGCAAATTCCAGAAAGAGATGTTACACTAGAACGTAAACATCCAAAGCTAAAGAAGTTATATGATGACTACATCAATGCTTTGGGCAAATATAGAACATTTGAAGCAATTAAAGGAGATGAAGATGGAACTACATGAATCGGTTAGAGATACGTTTAAATCAACAGTTATTAAAGAGCACGATGGATTTCGTTTGACTCTTAATACACACGAAGTACTAAGCCCTAAGGGTTTGTTTAGTATTGACATGGTCCAAGAAAGTTTAAAAGACGGCGATGTTGTCGATTCACAAGTATATAACTTTTTCATGACCAAGGATGAGATGGCAACATTAGCATCTGCATTGACAGCATGAAGAAAGTATACTATAGTTGGCAACAAGTCGAAGGAGCATGTTTAGAAATTGCTCGCCAGATGTCAGTACACAATTGGCGTCCTGACTATATTGTAGGTATAACCCGCGGTGGACTTGTGCCAGCTAATTTATTAAGTCAGTATACCGGTATTCCGATGAAATCGTTAGACGTAAGTCTACGTGACGGAGGAGATTGTGTTAGTAACTGTAATATGGCCGAAGATGCTTATGAAGGTAAACGGATTCTTGTTGTTGATGACATCAATGATCAAGGATCTACTGTCGCTTGGATTAAAAAAGATTGGCAATCTAGTTGTTTACCCGGTGAGACCCAATGGCAATATGTTTGGGGCGATACAGTTCGCTTTGCAGTTTTAACACACAACCTCAGCAGTGAATTCAAAGACCCAGACTATTATGTTTGGTCTGTAAACAAAGCAGAAGAAGACTGCTGGTTAGTTTATCCTTGGGAGGATTTTTGGTTATGACTATGACTTCAGCATTAATAAAACTTACATTTGGTATTGCATTTATTGTAATTGCAGTTGTATTTGGACCCCTTGTAGGTATTTGGAGTTTAAATACTTTATTTCCAGTATTAAATATCCCATTTACTTGGCAAACTTGGTTAGCTTTCAATGTATTATTTGGAGGCAGTCTTGCTACGAGGTTAAAGAAATGAATGAGTTAACTGTTTCAGAAATTGAAGATAAGATTAAAAAAGTCGAAGAAGATTTGAGATCTGCCGATACAGAAAATGCACGTATGGCACTAACTAGCTACATTGATTATCTTCAAGATGAATTAAAAGAAGCAAAATTAAATGGACGTTACTGATATCCTTTGGGAAATCGAAGTACCTTGGCAGGGTCAAAAAGAATATTGGTGGAATGAATTATGTGCCGATATTGTAGAAGTGTTTGGATTGCCCGGTGATAGATATACTAGTCATCCCCATACTAATTGTATGTTTTTTCGTTTTAAATCAAAAAAAGATTACCATTTATGCAAAATACTTTTATCAGACAAAATTGGGATGTAATCACAATCCTTATTATAGCATTAACTGCCTGCATCTATACAGCATGGTATGTAACTGTACATCCTGCCATTACTGTAAAATATGATTGTTCAATTTCGGAAATTAGTCCTGACTATCCTATACCTGTTAAAGAAGCATGCCGTAAACTTCGAGCAGAAAATTATCAAAATAACTTGCAAAAACCTAAATAAACCTATATAATATAACACTAGGAGTAATAATGACTGAATCCAGAATATACGAACACGAAAAAGAAACAGGTTTAGATGCCATGGCAGGTGACGGCGGATATAGTGAAGGCACAATGCATGACTATTTAGGTTTTGTAATGAAACGTAATGGTAAGAGATTTTGGGCTGGAGACAACATCAGTGAATATATTGATGAAGAAAAGAAAGCACAATTAATTGACGAAGCAACTAAGGCTTTTGAAAAAGTATTAGATTGTTTGCTTATTGATCGTGAAAATGATCCTAATTCAAAAGGTACAGCCAAGCGATTAGCTAAAATGTATTTTAACGAAATAATGAGTGGCAGATATGAACCAGCACCAGACGCAACAGCATTTCCCAACGACTCAGTGGATCGATACGAAGGTATGCTGGTGGTACGTAGTGAGCTCCGCTCTATGTGCAGTCATCATCATCAGCCCGTTACTGGTGTCGCTTACATTGGCATCATCGCCGCACAAAAACTTATTGGTTTGTCTAAGTACACTCGTATTGCTCAGTGGTGTGCTCGTCGCGGCACTCTCCAGGAAGAGTTGTGTAACGATATTGCTAGGGAAATCCAAAAAGCTACAGGAGCCATGGATTTAGGTGTGTATATTCAAGCTACACATGGTTGCTGTGAGAATCGCGGTATTATGGCCAAGAGTAGTTTAACACAGACTACAGTACTCAAAGGTGCGTTTACTAATGATGCTGGCACAAAGAAAGAATTCTTTGACAATATTAAAATGCAACAGGAGTATGCTTCTAAATGACTGACCTAAGAATACAAGTACCAGCTGAAGGTATTATGCAAACTAACGACTGGGGTAAGAGTAAAGTCTACCGAGTTGCCTGTGAGTGTGGTGCTTCTGAGCACGATCATCATGTATGGGTAGAAGCTGACGATCATGGCGAAGTCAGTGTTACTGTTTATACAACTGTAAGAAGCAATTGGTGGAGCAAGGATCGCTGGCATCATATTTGGACATTGTTAACTAAAGGCTATATCGATACAGAGTCTACCCTAGTTATGCGTAAACAACAAGCATTTAACTATGCTCATACACTATTAAGTGCTGTTGAAGATGTTGAAAAATTCAAAGAGGAACGAGATGCAGAACGCCAAACAAATAACTGATGAATTAATTCACCGTATGAAAACTACAGACCTAAATAAGTTTGAGATCAAACATGAAGTCGGTGACAATTGGATTCCTAATGGAACTGTTCCTTTTGATATTAGTGCTAGTAAAGGTATCGCTACATTTACAGTATGGGCAGAAAGTATTCAAGATGCAGAAGATCAAGTAAGTCAATATTTAGAGAAAGATGAAGATGAGTAAAATTAAAATTGCAGAATTATTTTATAGTGTACAGGGCGAGGGTAGATATATGGGAGTACCTAGCGTGTTCCTTAGAACTTTTGGCTGCAATTTTTCTTGTAAGGGCTTCGGTATGCCACGTGGTGAGTTAAGTACGGAAGCAGAAGATATTTCAGAAGTAGTACATTTATATAACAAGTATGAAGAACTTCCGTTAGTTTCTACTGGTTGCGATAGTTATGCTAGCTGGCATCCTAGTTTTAAAGATCTAAGTCCAATGCTTACTAGTGAAGCTATCACAGATCGTATTATGGAAATTATTCCACATGGTGAATGGCACGACGAGCATTTAGTTATTACAGGCGGTGAACCTTTACTAGGTTGGCAACGTGCTTATCCAGACTTATTGAACAATCCTAAAATGAAGGCATTAAAAGAGATCACGTTTGAAACAAACGGTACTCAGAAACTTACGCCAGAGTTTAAAGGATACTTGACTAAATGGAATAGTGAAGTAGGTAAAGAACTTACATTCAGTGTAAGTGCTAAACTTCCGGCTAGTGGTGAAAAGTGGGAGGAAGCTATTCTCCCAGAAGTTGTTTGTGAATATGAACAAGTTGGAACAACGTATTTGAAATTTGTAGTAGCAACAGAAGAGGATGTTAAAGATGCAGAACGAGCAGTTAAACAATTTAGAGAAGCGGGTTTTAAAGGTCACGTATATCTTATGCCTGTCGGTGGTGTTGAGTCTGTTTATAATCTCAATGCTAAAGCCGTTGCCCTTGCCGCAATGAAGCGTGGCTGGCGTTATAGCGATAGATTGCAAGTTCCATTATTTAAAAACGAATGGGGTACCTAATGTTAGAGATGATTGTTGCATTACTTTTAGTAGCAGTTTTAATAGGAGTGATTATGATTAATACTCCTAAAAATAATACGGCATGTACTGGTAATTGCCGACAAGGTAGACTTTGTGATTGTAAGGATAAAAATGATTAAACTATTAAAAAAATGGATGGGAATTGATAAGTTAGAAGCAAACTTAGAAAATCTTAAAAAACAAGAAGCCGATGCTATTGCATCAACAGCTACAGCTCAACAAGCTGAACAAAAAGCAAAGATGACTCCAAAAGAACGTGCCACTGCCAAAGGTGAGCCGTGGGTAGCTGTTTTGGATACCCATGTTAATAAAGATAATATTAGAAATGGATTCTTTGAGCTTGACTGGAACCCAGAATTTATTGTACAATTAAAGCAAGAGGGCTACGGATTTGAAGGTGATCCAGAAGAGGAAATTGTGGATCGTTGGTTCCGAGATTTGGCAAGAAACATGTTAGCCGAAGAAGGACAAGACACAAGTCGTGGCATGGGTTATATTAACGTAAGTAAATTGCCTAATGGCAGAGCACAAATAGAATGACATACATTATAGTAGATACTGCTAACACTTTCTTTCGTGCTAGACACGTTGTTCAAGGCAGTGCCGATATCAAACTTGGCATGGCCTTTCATATTACACTCAACAGTATCAAAAAAGCATGGCAAGATTTTAACGGTAGTCATATTGTTTTCTGCCTCGAAGGTCGCTCGTGGCGTAAGGACTACTACAAGCCTTACAAAGCAAATAGGCAAGAAACTCGTGCGGCTATGACGCAGAAAGAACAAGATGAAGACAAGTTATTCTGGGAAGCATTTGACGAGTTTAAAAATTTCATTACAGAAAAGACCAATGCTACTGTAATGCAACATCCTAATCTAGAAGCTGACGATTTAATTGCTGGTTGGATACAGGCGCATCCAGATGCAAAACACGTTATTGTTTCAACAGATGGAGATTTTGCACAACTTATCGGTCCTAATGTAAGTCAGTACAACGGTGTAGGTGATTTACATATTACACACGAAGGAACATTCGATGCCAAAGGTAAACCCGTTAAAGACAAAAAGACAGGCGAGCCTAAACCAGCACAAGACCCAGAGTGGATGCTGTTCGAAAAATGCATGCGTGGTGATACCAGTGATAATGTCTTCTCGGCGTATCCAGGTGTGCGTACTAAAGGTTCTAAAAACAAAGTTGGTCTTACTGAAGCGTTCGAAGACCGTAAAAGCAAAGGATTTGCGTGGAACAATCTTATGCTTCAGAGATGGGTTGACCACAATGGAGTCGAACACAGAGTTTTAGAAGATTATCATCGTAATGTTCAATTATGCGATCTTACAGCACAACCAGAAGATATTAAAGTTAAAATTAGAGAAACTATCGAAGCTAATGCAAAACCTAAAACAGTAGATCAGGTTGGTATCCGTATGCTAAAATTCTGCAATGCATGGGATATGAAGAAAATTGCAGACAACATTCAGCAGTATGCAGAACCGTTCCAAGCAAAATATCCAGAAAAGGAAACAGTATAATGGCAACTAGAGAAGAAAAACAAGAATTGATGGAAATTCTTAAATTTACACCACGTACTTATAAAATCTCAATGTGGGGTTACGGTGGTGAAAAAGTCATGGGTACCGTAGATCGAAAGATTTATGATTACTTTAAACAACGTAGGCTTGATCTAAGCGACTATTGCTGGAACAGTGACTATGCAGAAGATCATAACATTCCTGAAGACATGCAACCTTTTCCTTCTGGTAGCTGGTACGAAGGCGATAGTATGGGTCATGCAAGTGGCGTAAGTCGTAGTGCTGGCACACTACAAATTGAAGACGAAAATGGCAATACTGTTTTTGAACGCAGTCTAGAAGAAATGGATGGCGGTAGTGATGACAGCGTAGAGTGGGAAGCCAATGACGAAGTATGGATTGGCAGTCAACCCGATGGTACTGTAGTATTTTTAGGAAGTAGTAATGAGAAAGGTACATTCTTTGAAGCAGATTTAGAATTAAAAATGCCTTTTGATATTACTAAATTAACACTAGGCTACGATGAAATCGACGGTGAAGAAATTGTTAATGCTGTAAAATACGATGGCGAGGATATTGACAACTGGGGCGGCAGTACTGATGGCAAAAGTAGTGACTTTGGTTTCTATATTGCCGGCAGTAAAGATGCTACGGGCAAGTGGGAAAAGTATTCAAATATGGATGATATTGAATATCCTATGACCGAATGGTTTCCTAAAAAAATCAAACCTGCACATATCGGTCAGTACATGATTAAAACCGCAGGTAAAAAGTCCTGGACTCATCGAGGGCTTTGGACTGGTACAAAATGGGTAAGCTCATGGACCGAAGAATCAGAATTTGACACAGCAGAAGAAATCAAAATTAAAGAATGGCAAGGACTTGCCATTGATCCAGATGCAGAGGCATCGGTATAATGTTATTTTTCTTTAAACCATCTGTTATTACTGTAGATTGTTTCTGTAATGATGAAATTATTTTTAGTAATTTCAAACCTGACAGGGCAAATAAATTTGTCCCTGAATATTGGAAATCTTTACCAGCTTATTTAGAACAATCTGTAAGAGGTAATAATTCCGATAGTCAGTTAAAAATACAAGTAGGAACATTGAAAAAATGTAACGGCTTTACTGACTTGTTTAGTAACGGATTTATTATTCCTAGTTGGGGTGATTTTCAAATAGAAGTATTAAAAGATGGTAAGTTTATAGTTGCAGGGCATCAAACTACAGAACCAAATGTTAGAGTATCCAACCATAGTAAGCTACAATATGGATACGAACTTTATAAAAACTCAGGACATGTTAAAATAGAAAGTCCTTGGTTTTTAAAAGAAAAGACAGGTGTTAAATTTGTTTGGAATGGGTGCAGTTGGCATAATACAGATAATTTAGAAAATTTCTATGTTCTGTCAGCAATCGTAGACTACAAATATCAAGCAGGAACTAATATCAATGCATTCCAGCGTAAGAATACTATAGTAAAATTCAATGCCGGCGATCCGTTGGTACATGTTATTCCTATGAGTGAAAAGAAACTTAAAATGAAACATCATCTAGTTAGTAGAGATGAATATGAAAAAATGTTGACTAAAGAACAGTCAACCGTACATTATCACAATGCAAGAGAATTAAGAGCTAAATGTCCAATCTAAGGAAAAATATGATGACAGAGATACACGCAAAACCAATAGTAGATGGAAAATTTTGGATCGTTGAACAAGACGGAACTAAAATTGCTACACTACATAAAAAAGAAAACAATAAATTTGTCTTGAGTAGTACTAAAGGCGAAGTGATGTTTAATAAAAAAGATGATTTGACTAAACAATTCGGTACTGAGTTCTTCTTGTCTAGTACCAAAGTTAAAGTTACAGCATCAGACGTACACGAGTGTCATGGTTATCCTACTAGTGTTAAACCTTACAATGCCATGTACGATATAAGACATAAACTACCATTATTCACTAAAAGCAATGCTAGTAAAAGTTTGTATTGTGCAGGTTATTACACAATTCAATTTAACAAAGGTTGGGTCAAATCATTTTGTCCTAAACTAATTACATTAGAACGTAATCCTTATAAAGGTCCGTTTAAAACTGAATTTGAAATGAAACAGGTGCTTGCTAATGCAAAATCAGATTAATTTAACTCCCATTACACAATTTATTCAGGTACTCCGTAGTGCAGAACTTGCTCAACAAAAAGAAATAAAAATACCTATTCAAACTGCCAGGTTGCTAAGTTTGGCACTTAATGAAATACAAGATAAGTTACTGCAAGATTACGAAAGTATGTATAATACGCTTAAACGTAGTCAAGAAACCGAAATTGTACAAGTTCAACTAGATGGTGGTGGGTTCGAAGACAAATAAGTATAAATATACGTAGTTAATTGGATACGTATATTATGTCAAGACCTAAACCACGAATACTGTTAGATTACACTAACAAAAAAACTTATAAGACAGAGCAGGTTTTAGAAGCTGACGCCATTTGGGCTGTATTCTATAAAAACGAGCCTTTCAATTTGAAAAGTTTTAATAGCCTTACAAGTTATCCAGGACCAAAATATAAAAAAGTTTCATTCAGTAATCCTGGACATGCACGTAACTTGGCAAAAAAACTAAACGCAATTTTTGGTGTCGATGATTTCGAAGTTGTCAAGCTAACACAAGGTACTGTTGTAAAATGATAACAAGAGATGCCCTTACAAAGATTTTTTTACAGCAATGGGGCAAAAGTACAGACGATGTAAATTTTAAAATTTATAGTCGTAAATGGTGGCAAAGTAATCGAGCCGGTAAACAAACTGCATTTCGACTAACCGACGAAGGTTATGAGTTTTTGATAAAAGAATTGGAATTGAAAGACTACGAAATTCCATTTACCGAACCAATTGAACTTAGTCCTCAAACTATTGTATTTTTGGAAAGGTATGTAGACTGTCCTTACTACCTTACCAATATGTCAATTACAGTATTTTCCGAACGCAAAAGTTTTGAACTGTATTTGTTCTCAGATGACATACGCAAATTTGGACTAATTAAGGCTATGAATGAGCGTGAAAAAGAACTAGCAACGCCTAAAGACAGTTGACACATCCTGCTTCCTAACGTATAATACATACATACAGCGTTAATTCAACAACACTTTTTTTAACTAAGATAGGAAGCAAAATGGCAGAAATCGTCAGTCGCACAGTGGGCCCAAGCGGTGCCAAAAAATCTTTGCGTAAAGCATTTAAAAATCAGCGTCCACTGTTCCTTTGGGGTCCCCCAGGCATTGGTAAGTCTGACATTATTAAACAACTTGGCACTGAGCTAGATGCTCACGTGATCGATGTTCGTTTAAGTCTTTGGGAACCTACTGATATTAAAGGTATTCCATATTTTGATTCTAACGATGGCACAATGCGTTGGGCTCCGCCAAGTGAGTTGCCAAGCAAGACATTTGCCGCAAATCATAAACAAATTATCCTATTCTTGGATGAAATGAACTCTGCGGCACCTAGTGTACAGGCCGCGGCTTATCAACTAATTTTGAATCGTCGTGTTGGCGCATACGAATTGCCAGACAATGTTGTAATTGTTGCGGCTGGTAACCGTGAAACTGATAAGGGTGTTACATTTCGTATGCCTGCTCCGTTGGCAAACCGGTTTGTTCACTTGGAAATGCAAGTTGATTGGGCTGACTGGTTCGACTGGGCTGTGGACAATAAGATTCACAAAGACGTAGTTGGTTATTTGACCTTTGCTAAAAAGGACTTGTACGATTTTGATCCAAAAAGCTCAAGCCGTGCATTTGCTACTCCACGTAGCTGGTCTTTTGTAAGCGAATTACTTACAGATGATGACACGGATGTGGATACACTTACCGATTTAACTTGTGGTTCAATCGGTGAAGGATTGGCTATTAAGTTTATGGCTCACCGTAAACATGCATCTAAAATGCCTAATCCAACCGAAATCTTAAATGGTAAGGTTAAAAAGATGGAATCCAAAGAAATTTCAGCTATGTACTCTTTGACTGTGTCACTGTGCTACGAATTGAAAGATGCTTGCGATAAAAAAGCTAAAACTTGGAATGACATGACTAATAACTTCTTCGAATTTATGATGAATAATTTCGAAACAGAATTGGTTATTATGGGTACTAAGTTGGCATTGTCGACTTACAAGTTGCCTTTGGACCCAGATGAGATCAAATGCTTTGACGATTTCCATGCCAAATACGGCAAATACATTAGCCAAGCTACTGAAAAGTAATTAAATTTGGTACTATTTGACAGGACCTTCGGGTCCTGTTATAATATATACATACAGTAAAGGAGCATTCATGTCACATACAGATCCAATTATCGACAAAATTATCGTAGCCCGTGTGGGTCTACTACTTCGCCATCCATTCTTTGGTAATTTGGCTACTCGTTTACAAATCAAAGAAGGCACAGATTGGTTACCGACAGCCGCTACAGACGGACGTCATATCTATTTTAATCGCGATTTCTTTAGTAATTTGTCTATTAAACAAGTAGAATTTGTTATTGCACACGAAATCTTGCACAATGTATTTGATCATATGGGACGTCGAGAAGGACGTGATCCACAAATTTTTAACATTGCCGCTGACTATTGTGTTAACGGACAAATTGTGCGTGATCGCATCGGAGAGCACAACATCGATGGCATCAAAATCTTTCATGATCCAAAATACTATGGCTGGGGTGCAGAACAGGTTTACGATGAGATTTACGAAAAGTACAGTGAAGAACAACTTAAACAGTTGGGTCAATTATTGGACGAACATATTGACTGGGGTGAGAACGGTAAAGACGGTCAGCCAAAGTATAGTAAAGAAGAACTAAAACAGATTCGTGACGAAATGCGTGAAGCCACAATGCAGGCCGCACAGGCCGCAGGTGCAGGTAATGTTCCTGAAAGTGTAGCACGTATGATTAAAGATTTTACAGAACCTAAGATGAATTGGCGTGAAATTTTGCGTCAACAAATCCAAAGTGTTATTAAGAATGACTTTAGTTTTATGCGTCCTAATCGTAAAGGTTGGCATATGAATGCTATCCTACCAGGTCAACAATTCCAAGAAACTATCGATATCTGTGTAGCAATTGACATGTCAGGCTCAATCGGTGACGAGCAGGCCAAAGACTTCTTGTCAGAGATTAAGGGTATTATGCAAGAGTATAAAGACTTTAAGATTAAAGTATGGTGCTTTGACACTCGAGTGTATAATGAGGCAGACTTTGACGGTTACAACATTGACGAGTTTGATGAATATGAACCAATGGGCGGTGGCGGAACTGAGTTCGATGCCAACTGGGAATACATGAAGGAACATGACATTCAACCTAAAAAGTTTATCATGTTTACAGACGGTTATCCTTGGGGTAGCTGGGGCGATGAAAACTACTGTGATACAGTATTCATTATTCACGGCAATGACAAGATTGTTCCTCCATTTGGAGAACATGCTTATTACGATTTTGCAAAGGCAACAGCATAATGGCATTAAAATCAGGCAAACCTAATCCTTTAAATTATTTCAATTTACGCAGGGTTGAGTTTGCCTGCCCGCATTTTAAATACACTACTATAAGCAAATTTAATCCAAGTCTAGCTAAAAGCCTAGATAGTTGGATTAGGCAAAATCTTAACAATAGATATTACATAGGACAGGGTTTAGAACTAGATAATACCAATACTATAGTATACAATACTACTATTGGATTTGAGTCAGAAAAAGAACTAAGTTTTTTCACAATTGCCTGTCCATATCTTTAAAGAAGATAATTAAGTATGTACTTTAAAGGAGATACTAATGACAGATACAGTACAACAACCACAACAAGAAAGCACAGATCTTACCATTAACGATTTGAACGCATTAAAGACAATCATCGATATTGCTAGCTCACGTGGTGCATTTAAACCAAATGAAATGGTAGCAGTTGGTCAAACTTATACTAAATTAGATACGTTCTTGGCAACAGTTGCTAAACAACAAGCCGCCCAAGCTCAACAACCAGCTCAAACCCCAGCCGATCAAGCAGTTGCTAATACGGTAGCAGGAGTCTAATATGGCCGAACTCAAACACGTAGGCCGTGTTAAAGCTACTAACAAAAAATGTTTAGTGGCTTATCGCACGTTACCTGGCGATGCATACTATTGTCTAGTTATTCCGACAGAAAATTTACCAGACATCTATCACGATGCTTTGATCAATTTAGTCGAGAGTACATCTGGACAAGATGCATACGAATTTGCAGAAGCATTGGATCGTACACAATTTCCAGACGGCAGTAACATGCTACGTAACTTACATGCAAGTGGAAGATTGATCAAAGTTGGAACAAGTGATATTGAAATGACTCCTACTACAGGATTTTCAATTCAATTATCTGAACTTAATCAACTTATTGCCGAACAGCGTGGTCTATCAGTTGACGACTTATCTTTAAAATCTAGCACAGATCCAAAAGATAATGCAGTTCCAAAAGTTACAGATGAACAATTAGTTAAAAACGACAAAGCCGTTGAAACTAAAAAAGCAGATGCTAAACCAACTGCTACAGTAACTACAACTCCGAAAGCAGATGCTAGTCCAGAAGAACAAGCAAAATTCTTCCGTAGTCAAGCAGACAAGTTAGCTAAAGAAGCTGCCGAGATGCGTCGCAAAGCAGAGGAATTGGTTCCGACCAAGAAAAAAATAGTTAAATGAAGCCTAGGGGAAGAGTTCTTCCCAAGGATGTCATAGCAAACTGGCCAGAAGTATTCGGAGACGTACATCTAAACGTGTTACCTTTAGGGTATCTCCACTCCGTTTTGGTCAATTTTAAGGATGGCAAAACTTGGGAAATTAAAATAACACAGCAAACCAAACGTGGTGGATGGTCCACTTTTGAAAAAAATCTGTCCGAGTTAGTTAAAAATTACGAAGAAAAAATCGATAATATAGATTTTAAATTAGATACAACCCGTGTTAGAAAAGATATAGAAAAATCAACCCAAAAATTCCTTAAGAAAAAGAAGTTATAAATAATGCATGTTCGATTACTTAGTTTCTCTCAGCCAACAGAAGAGTTTGCATCAATGGGCATTGAAGACGCACAGGAACTCATTGCGTATTGTGCCCGTGTCAGCAATCCCTCCAACCAACTTAACACCGAAACATCAGCAAAACTCATACAATACCTCATCCGACACCAACATTGGAGCCCGCTCGAAATGGTGTCAGCCTGTATTGAAATCACCACTACCAGAGATATTGCCCGTCAAATACTTAGACACAGAAGTTTCAGTTTCCAAGAATTCAGTCAGCGATATGCTGACCCTACTAAAGACTTGTCGTTTGTATTGCGAGATGCACGAAAACAAGATAACAAAAATAGACAAAACAGTATAGAACTTGATATTCATAATAACGATGAAGATCGATTCCTTGCCTATCAATGGGAACGTATGCAAGAGTTAGTTATTAAACAAAGCCGTGATGCATACGAATGGGCGATTAGTAAAGGTATTGCTAAAGAACAAGCTCGTGCTGTATTGCCAGAAGGACTTATTGAAAGTCGATTATATATGAACGGCACACTACGCAGTTGGATTCATTTTATTGAATTACGGTCGGCTAATGGTACACAAAAAGAACATCAAGAAGTTGCTATAGCTTGTGCTCAAGTGATAGCTCAGATATTCCCGCTTGCCACTGATCTTTTAGCCAAGTAAAATCATTTATCCTAGCAAGTGCCTCCGGATTGGAGGCATTTTTTTCTCCGTACATTTTACCAGAAATAGCACCCATATAAGCATATCCGCCAAATGATGCATTGTTGTTTAGTTGTGTCCAAAAATATAATCTAGTAATGGATTCTTCATTATTAATTACTGCCAATTTGCAACACTCTCTAAATGCACTACGCCAAGTAGTAAATGGATCTGTATTGAATGCTGTAATATTACTAGCCTGATCTATTGCTTTAAATTTTGTACTAATATTGGTAGTCATATCTACTGTATCTGTACTCATATTCATTGTGAGAAATTTTGGTAATAATTTAACTCCGCCATAACCATATGTTAGACTATTAATAGGATTAATACTACGCCATACGTGAACAACATCTAAATCCCATTCACTTACTTCATAGTCAAAATTGAAATCATTTAATATAACAGCGTCTGCATCGACTGCCCAAAACATTTTAGTCATAGCTTTTTTGGCAGCCGAAATGTGTGCTTGATGTATACCTTTAATTCCATGTACACGTTTTGCAAGAGGAAAACGTTCTTTTAAACTGGCAAAGTTTTCATCTGCATTTTCTTCATCGTATGAAATAAAAATAATATCGTACATTATTTGCGTCTTCCAATAATGCGTGGAGTATTAAGATATACAGTTTTGAAAAACTTACTGCCTGCACCGTCTAAATTAGCAATTTCTAATCCGCCATGCTTGTTTAATTCTTTACCTAAAAAATTAATGTATTTTGTCATTTCTTCCGGGTCTGCTAGTTCATGCGTAGTTTCCCAGAAGTTAGTTAACCATTCAAAATCACGTACCTGGCTATAATCCCAATCAGTAAACATTGTCTTATAACAGCCTTCTCTGGCACCTAGTATTGACCAAATACCGTGTTCTACATCTGCGCCAACACTACACCAAATCAATAATCTGTGATAATTTTGCCACCAGATTTTTTTAAGGTCATTTGTTTTTCCGCCCTGCTCTAATGACATTTTTACCCCTTCTCTAAAGCCTGCTCTCCATGCTTGAAACGGTGTAGCATTAGTAAAGCTCTCGCTATAGTTTTCATTAAATTGGTAGTATCGATGATCAAAACAAAATTCAACACGACCTTTTACATCCATTGGATCCGAGTTTTCATGTGTACGCATTTCATTGACAAATTTACGTGTCCATAATTTAAGTCCGCCATTACCATACATAAGTCCGTTAACATGAACTTTACCACACC